ATGTCAATTAAACTTTGAATCGCCGGAGGCAAATCCAAAGAAGTTGACGAAGGAACAGCACCCATAGCTCCAACTACACCACCACCGACTTGGTCGGATGCAGTCGCGCTAGTCGTGTCCATTCCAACATTTGTATTATTGGTATAGTTAGCCATAGCTCTATTCTCCTTTTATTTGTCTAATAAGTGCATTTAGCACAGCTCTAGTTAATGCTAAATCATTAGCTAAAGTTTGTACGTCTGTAACAAGTTTACCATAATCGTCAAGACCTGCTAGCTCTTGTCCACTAACTGTAAACCCAGCGCCTTTTGCACTCACTTGTTTCATGTCTTGTTCAGACATTTCCTTAATGGTAATTTGACCACGAGTAATAGCTTTACTCTGTAGGTCAGACTCACCACGAAGCCCTGTTAATAGTTCTACATTTTCTTTTACAGAACTAATCAAAATACTTTGCCAGTCAGTTATACCTCCTTGTGGTACTGCTGGAATTGCTGTAAACCTTGCCATACTATACCGCCCTTAATCCGTAAGGTGTTTCACCAAAATGAATTGCTCGTATTCTAGACGAACCAGATACACCTACTTCGAATGTATCCGATCTGTAGCCAGTAGGCAATCTAAATATATCAGATGATGACACAGTTGCTTGAAATATAAGAACTTTATCCGCAAACAACTTAAATGTTACAGGAAGAACACCTGTTATGTCTTTTAAATTACGGGTTTGCCCGTCTCCATTAACAGGAAAAGCATTAAGAGTACCTATATTTGATATTCTAGTACCAGCATCTAGATAGTCTGTTGGCCCATTAACAGGCCCTAGTTGTATACTTTTAGCCCATATAGCGTTATTATATGGGGCTATAGTTGCATTAAAAGCTTGTATATTTTCAGTCTCAGCGTTAGGTGTTTCAAAATCTGCTATAACTCTAGCCGCACCTAAGTTAATATAATCTTTAGTTATTAGTGTTTTTGACTTCCATTCTAAAGGAGAAAGTATTTCTCCACTATTATCCCATTCAAAAATATCACCAGCTGAACCTCCTGTATAAAACATAGTACCAGCTTCGGGGTCAGTAAATGCAGCAGTAAAAGTGTATTCAATATTTACAAAAAACCCTCCTACTTTATCGTCACGTTCAAATATAAATGACCCAGCGCTGTGTGAGCCAAAATATTTACCATTATAAAAGTGACCTACAAGAGTAGAAGCATCTAGCTGATCTTCCCATGTATCCCAATCATGAACAAATTTAGTAATTAAATCTATACCAGTTGATGGTGAGAATACTGCAAGACCACCATGAGTAGCCCATACAATACCATAACCCATATTAACAACAGATCGTTTTGATAGACATGGATATAAAGTATCAATACGCGAACTAACCATAGTAGCTGGGTCGTTACCAGATACTTGATATGGATATTCTTTTGTTAGAACTGTAATGTAACCTGCGTTTGGTTGGATAGCTACAATATCAGACTCGAAAGTCATACGATACTTTTCAGGCCAAGCATGTGGTTTATCAGGAAATGAAAAACAAAGTTGGTTATCAAAAAACCCTACAAGAATATTATTGTGTGCTGCTTTAAGTCCTTGTAAATTAGTAGGTGGTGGATCATAATCTTCAGAAGGAACTATAGTGCTAAGTCCTGAAATCGAAAAATCATCAGTAAAATTATAATTATTACCATCACCCCAATACCTAGCTGAGTCACTGATAGATTCTGAAACATCATGGAATAAAGTACCAGACGTATCTGCAGTTTCTCCTACATCTGTAGCATTTTGAGAATAACTAAATGCGTACTCATCAACTATTGCTGTAACTATACCATCTGTAATATTAAAAGATGATTGTCCTGAAAGACCACTAATTTTAAATCTATCACCTTTAATAAAATTATGTGGATGAGCTAATGTTACAGTTGATACATTAGATGCACGTTTAACTTTTGCAGTAGCTGTAGGATACCACAATGTAGCTAGTCTAAAGTAATCTGTAACAGAAGCAGAAACTACGCTTCGATAAACTCTAACACCTCTAATAAAATTTTGACCTGAAGGAGCAGTAGTAGGTATTGAGCCTACTGTACTTGTCTGACCTTCTTTAACGTATGTTTCATTAGAAGGTAGACTCGGAATGGATTCTTCACCCCATGGTGTCATCCATGTATATATGTAAGTTCTAATCTGCGTGTTACCTGCAAGATCAGACCTACCTGTAGTGTTTGCTGTTTTAGCTACTTGATCGCCGGGACTAAAGTATTGAAAGTCTGTAGCATTAATAACAGTAATTTCTACGTTAGTAGCATTAAATGATTTAGCTTCATCAGAACTTCCAAAATCTCTGATACTAACTATGTTACCAGAAGTTAAATTATGATTTGATCCTGAATAAAAAGTAGCTGTGTTTCCTGAATCGCGCTCATAATGGGTTGCGCTTATCACAGAGAAAGATGTTGCTGTATTAGTAGGAGCTACATCAGGTAACGGAAGACCTAACTCATAATAACCATTGTTAACAGGGTAAGGCTCTGACCCATTAGTAGCTAGCTCATAGTTAGATACTTTAGGTACACCATCTCCTGAATAATAAAATCGTTGCTCCTCATCTTCAGAAGAAGAAGCAAAAGCAATATCTACATCAGTAGTCCATGATAACCACACTAAAGCATTATTAGATGGATTTCGTAAAGCATGTAAAGTTTTTACAGTAGAACCTGAACGTTGTGTATTATCAACAACTTTAGGAGTACGGTATGGTAACAAGTCGCCTGAGTAAAGCTTTACATTAAAAGCTCTTTGCGCTGCTCCATCTGGTAAAAGTTCCGAAGAAACCTTCGGAGCTTCACCTAAAAACTTTATTAACTTTACTGATGCCATTACACCATCTCCAATGATTGAGCTAGTGTTTCATCATTTCGTCTAGTCCAACCTTTTCCAAATGTATCAAATGTTTTAAGATTTTCATAGAACTCTTGTCTATTTTTGTGCATATTGTTTAAAATTACATGTACGTCAGCTTCAAAAATTTTTGCTAAAGTGTTAGGCCCTATAGCACCATCAGGATAAGAACCGACAATACGTTGTAGTGCCTTTGACGCTCTTGATGGCCCGCTGTTAACAGCCCAGTCAAACACAGACCAGTCTACACCAGATGGTAGTTCATCACCTTTAACTCTGTCCCAGTAGTTTTGTTTATATACAGGAGCTACATCTTCAGGTGTAAGACTACGCATCTCGTCTTCACTTACATCACGACCTAGATAGTCTTCATAGACCGCTAATGTTACGCCTAGATTTGTCATACCTCCGGGATCACGAGGATGGTCAACAAAACCACCTTCGTGTTTAAGAAGCATGTCTAAACATGTACCAAAGTTTTCTTTCATTTAGCCAATCCTTTCGACTTCTCGTAACTTCTAAGGCCGCCCAATCCGAGCATACCCAGTAAAACGGTCATTAAGCTGTCCATATCAAATGCAGGCAATTCTGGTATTTCTACTCCAGCCCAGCCAGCACCAAACATTATAATTGGATTAAGAACAAAATGATATAATAATGCTGTCGCGCATATCCAGCCTACAAATGGTCGCCAACCTGCAACAAACAAGCTTCGATGCTGTGCCTCTGCTTTGTTAACTTCTACTTGTGCCATGTTTGCTTCGTGGGCTTGTTTCTCTGCCATCGTAGCAATTTCATGAGCCAAGGCATTCTTTTGATCTTTATCTTCTATAAATTTATCTAGTAGTCCCGTAACAGGGCCAACTAAACTACTTACTAGGTTTAACATCTGAACCTCCTCCTACTTTGTTATTAAGATTAGTAAAGCCAAAATAGGCTCCTACTAACGCCGCTATAGATACATAATAAATATTAGCCATCGCTGCTAGTAAGTCCGCAGCAGTATCCAAACCAATAAGGCTAGATAGAAAAACACCAGAAGGGTAAACCAACATACCCACCAAAGAAAACCACGCCATTTTACGTTGGCTATCTCTTTTAGCATCTTCATCTTCAAGCCTCTTTCTTTCGAACTCGACTTGCATTTCCGCCCATTCTTTTTCTTCAATAGCGCCATTATTATTTTTATCTATATCTTCAAACTTCATTTCCCCATCTCCTTAAGAAGTGGATTATCTAAAGCCCGTTCTAGCTTTTTATTAATTCTTTCTTCTAATTGTATAAATTTTTCGTCCATATCCATAGTTTTATCTGAAAAATATTCTTTAGCAGCAATTATTTCGTCTTCAACTTTTTCCGTTTTGCTTTCGAAATGGGCTTTTGCTTCTTGGATGGTTTCTCTGTTTTCACTTTCGACTTGCCTGATCCTATTTTCAACTTGCCCCAAAGCTTTTTCAACTTGGATAACATCGCTTCGTAAATCGTCTTTAATGTCTTTTGCATAATCTATTGCCTCATCTAGTTTAATCATTGAGGTTTCTAATTGTGCTTCAATAGCACCTGTATCTAGACCAGCTAGTTTTTCTTTCATATCCATATAGTCTTTATACATTACAAACCCACCATACAGCGAACTTACTACTGTACCTATTGCGATAAGGATCGTTAGACCCTTACCCCCTTTTAGTTTTACTCCACCTACATCTAGTTCTGCCATTGTAAATCCACCATTTCATTCCATAAATAATCTGATGCTCCTACATAATATTCAGCATATGGATTATCATAATTATTACCTCCGTCAATTTGATAAGAGGTATAAAACTCGGTAGTAGGTATTGTAATTGACCTATACTCATTAAAATTTTTAACAGCTTGAGACTGCTGCATTGTTACTAATCGGACTGTTTCCATGACTGTTGAGTAAGCAACAGACGTGCTTCCTTTATTTGATCCCTTCGTATTACTGGACTTTGGTTTTTCGGCGGAGTCTGTATTTTCTCCCCCGGTTTCAGTTCTAGTTTTGTCGCTATCTCCTGAAGATTTTGCGGTTCGAACAGGTTCGGATTCCTTAGTCTCCCCTTCGGTAGTATCATTATTTTGCTCATCGTTAACACTTTCTTCTACAGGTTCTTGTTCTACTGAAGCTACTTCTGTAGTTTCAGCTACTTCTGTGTCAGCTAAGTCTGTATCAAAAGACTCTACTTCCACAATCTCAATCTCAAAATCGCCTGTAGGAGTATCTGTTACTTCAACTTCAAACGTTGCTACACCTCCATCAAAGGTATCTAATTCTAATTCAAACGTTACACCAGCATCCACAGTGTAGTCTGTATAATCTACTTCTACAGGAGGAGGTGGTATATACTGAGAATCATAAGCGTACTCAGTAGCTGTCTTTATTGTAGTCATTTCAACTTGAGTAATAATTTGATTAATTATCTCAGATATATTGTTGTATGTTAGGTTAAAGAAAGCATCAGAAAAACCGGGGCCAAAGTATCCACTAAAGTACCCTGAATCCATACCATATAATTCTAACGAAGCTGAATCAAAAGCTAAGCTAGATACATCTTGAGAGTAAGAAAAATCCTGAGACCCTATCCAATTCATACTAGTATAGTTATGAGTATAGGTTTCTGTTATAGATCCATTGTTTAATAGTTTTACAGTAACTTTAAATTCGTCTTTGCAATCATTATTAGTTGCATTACATAAAGGTACGTTTGCATTAGAATTATGAGAAAATACTTTAGCGCCATAATCTACGCCTGTTTTATTCTGATAATCTGATAAATCAAAAGCATATGTTTTAGACCCACCACCTACAGACTGATTACCAGTACAAAAATCTGCACTGTTAGCCCACGAACAATTAGTTGAAATGTTACTGTTTGTTACAGTAGCTGTATCTATAAGTTGATCTGTTTTTTCCGTAACAACAGTTACAGTTTCATATGAAACTTGATTAACAGTTTCTTCAATCGTCTCAGTATAAGTATATGTGTATGTAGTTTCTAAAAAATCACCTACCATAACTTCTTCAGTATTAGTAAGTTCAGGTATGACAGTAACCGCTGTAACAGTACCACCGTTAGGGCCTACACCACCAACTGTATATTGCTGGTCGTATGCACTAGAGGAGGAACAATAAAACAGCAAGACCGCCAAAAATGGAAAGACCTTTTTTGTCAACACTACTACCCTCCTGTGGTTTAGTTACTTTTTTCTTTTCTTTTACCTCTTTTACTTTTTCTTTTTGTAAACTTTCTATTGTAGGTGCTTGGTAATCATTATCTTTCCAAGCTTCTGTAGCTGCTTTACCTATAGTACCAAGATATGGACATGGTGTTCCAGCCATCCACATTCCTTCCCAAACACGATCATCTTGACAAAGAACAGATACCGCAGCAACTTTCATACCCATTCCATATAAAGAACGAGCAAGTTTTAATCTTTCACAATTTTCGTCTGTAACAGTTTGACCTGTAGCAAAACCAAGTATCTGTGTTTGTACAGCTACTGACGATGCTGACGTACAAACATCTTGGTTGTTAATAACTATAGAAGGTGCTGATGCAGTAGGTGGGGTTTTATCTACAGTAGTAGTGCCTGTGACCGTACTAGAAATAGTATTAGTCTCTGCAAACGCTACATTTGCAAATAACATTAACACTGCGCCCAAAATAATGGAAGCAGCGAATAAAATGATCTTCTCCCACCACTCCATTTTTCGCATAAAAATACCTCACTTTATGTCTTCTTAACTATACCACCTTTTTTGTAAGACATTTTCTTATCTTTTTTAATCTTTCCGCCGCCACCATATTTTGCAATGACTTTAGATCCGTTTTCTTTTTTAGTCTTCATACCTACTTTTTTTCCACCGGGCATATTATCCTCCTATTAGTATTGTTGCTAGTATTGACGTTAGTCCTACAATCATAGCACCAGCTGCTACAATCATAATCTTTTCTAATCGCTCAATACGAAATATAATCATCTCGTATCGCTCAGCACAAATTGCTTCATGCTTTAGTAGTTCTTGTTCTATCTCTGCTGCTTTAGCCATTACCTAACCTCATTGCGGCTACTACAGCTGCTGTTTGATCTTCTACCTTTACCTCTGGTTCTTCAGGCATTGGTGGTTCTTCCACTACTACACTACCTTCAGGAACAGAATCTGCTGTTCTAATAAATGTTCCATTAGGCAACATATATAGAGGTGTTCTCTCTATCATACTTTAACCCAATCTGTTTTTGATTCATCCCAAACATATTTTGCTCCGTCATCTGGATACTCTTTAGGAGGTTCCCAAAAATATGTTGTTTTGTTTAATGTCCATGAAGGAAAAGGTTGTGGTTCATAAAATCCTGTTCCATCATAATTATGGTTTATTCCTGCAAAATTTTTTCTTAGTGGTGTGCCATCTTTTAAATGTTTACCACCTCTAGTGTTATAAGATGTCTGTACCCATTGTCCGGGAGAATCATCAATAAGAGTATCAAAAAACTCTTTTTCAGCTACAATAACTTGTACTACTTTTCCTTTTAATACTTTTGCATAGTGAGCCATAATATTACCTATATTGTATACCTTATTACGACAAGTCCAGAACCACCATTTTGTCCGTTATGACTTCCACCAGTGTTATAGTCACCTGATGCTCCGCCACCACTACCTGTGTTTGCTGTTCCTGCTGTTGGTGTTGAGCCTACGCTACCTGCTTGACCACCTTTTCCGCCTCCGCCAGAGCCGCCTATACCACCGTTGTTATTTGATGGGCTTTCACAACCGCCGCCTCCGCCGCCTGCTCTTGTAACTGCTGAACCTGTTATTGATGATGATAAACCGCTTCCGCCATTACCACCTATATTAGCAGCAGCATTAGTTCCTGCTGAGCCAGCTCCACCGCCGCCTCCGCCATCGTTTGAAAATGCTTTTCCACCGTCAAACCCTTGTCCGCTTGTTCCAGCGCCTTCAGATTGGTTATTACGACCTGCGCCGCCACCTGAACCGCCGCCACCACCGGGCCTACTGTTATCACCCCCGCCGTATCCGCCACCAAGGGATGTAACTGTACTATTTCCAGCTAAAGTAAATACGGAGTTAGAACCTACAACACCGGGAACACCATCACTGCCACCGTGTACACCACCAGCTCCTCCTGCACCTACAGTTACTGTGTAACTGCCTGCAGCTAATGATGATACTTTAGATTCAGTAGATGAATTACGACCAGAGTTTTCAGACGCATGAGAGTTTCTATACCCTCCGGCTCCTCCTCCGCCGCCACCACCGTTGGCAACACCGCCACCGCCACCGCCAGCTATAACTAGATATGCAATATTAGTTAAAGCTATAGTATTAGTAAATGTACCAGATGATGTAAATGTATGTATTCTTTCGCTCCCAGAAACAGATACAGAACCTCCTGATGGAGCAGCTGCAACAGTGCTATTAACAGAACTAGATGTAAGACCATCAGAGTTAGTAACTGTAATCGCGACAACTGTAGATGCTGATTGTCCGTAAATGGCTGAGGGAACTGCTACAGTAGCAGCCGAATCAGAACTTGGTGTAACCGTTACACTTGATGTAGAACCGCCTGATGGGGTTAACTTAATAACTAAATTCGCTACTAAAAAACCTGACCCTGCTAATGTTAAGTTAGTTGCGATACCGTTAACTATACTACCTGAAACACTAGTTAATGTTGGAGTAACAGACGAAATCTTTTTCCAACTTGTACCATCAGAATAGTAAACAATATCATCATCAGTATCATATCTAATATGACCTTCAGTAGCACTTGCTGTAGGTTGTTGTGCTGTAGTGCCTTTTGGTAACCCAAAAGACCCAGTAGATGTAGGAGTATTATCTAAGTGTGCGTTTTCAAATAATGCAGCTGTAGGTCTAAGTTCAAACCTATCACCAACCGAAAAAGCACGAGCTGTTGTATTATCTTGTGCTCGTAGAACTGTCATAGAGTCTGAAGAACGAGCTGTGACTTTTATAATTTCAATATTATTAGATGTGTCAACAAGAGTACCAAAAAAGAAATCACCAGAACCTAAAGTTGGAAAACGAGCGCCTTGTCCGGAGTCAAGAACTACAGTAGTAGCACTACTATTTATACCGGCTGAGATAGTACCAAAGCCATTGTTTGTTACTTTAACCCCCATATCACTCTACTCCGGTTTCGGGTGTGCGTCTTTAATAGACTTAACCCAATCTTTCCAAGTTGATGTACCGTTAACAGCATCATGATATTGCATATCTAGCTGTTCTCGAATGGACTTCTTCATAAACTTATCTTTCCTTTTTGTTCTATATTGAGCAGCATTATACGTTGTTGTCATAGATGCTACTTTAGCATCAAGGTCTGATTTAGAAATTGCTGAAGTACCATTAAGCCATTCAATAGAATCATAATCATTATTCTCTATCTTAAACTGAGCCTCAGGATTAAGAGCATTTATTGCTACTGTATAATCAGGTTTTATATCTGCTTTGTTATCAATCATTACCTACCTCCTAACTAAATATTCCGTTGGCTATTTCCCAAACCATAATGTAACTAGACGCAGCACTTTGGTGACCATGATCATTTTGTTGTGAACCTCTGCCATTTATTCGTATCCCGTTAGTTGATGTATCTCTGTGAGTTCTACAAACTACAGTAAATGTTCTGGCATTAGCGTTGTTACTAGATGGTGTGTACATACCAAAGACATGAGATGAGTTTGCACCTCTATAATCATCAGGCGATCCATCGGAACCTGTACCCCAGTGGTTAGACATATAACCAACGTTTGTTGAACTTTGTCCTGACAAATGGTGGGTATGTGAAAATATATGTTGGTTAGTGGTACTAAAACTATTACCTAACTGACTGTCGTGTACATTAAACACAGCACTAGAATCGTGGTTAATCATACCAGCGGCAATAACAGCATGAACATAAAAACTACTATTAGCAGCGGTAGGTGTAATAGCTACTGCTATGTTAGTATCAGTATAGCTCTGAGATTGTATTGTTTGTCCGTCAGTATAATGAAAATTTTTAATCTGAACAACACCTGACGTAGCTTTAATTAAACTATAATCAATACGTTTAATAGTACCTGCGTCTGAAACCATAAATTCATCTGTATCTGCAGGTTGAGAAGTTAAAGCCGTTTGACCAGAAATAATATCATTATTAAGTTTTGCTGCTGTTACAGCGTCATCTGCTATTTTAGCAGTAGCAACTGCATCATCAGCTACAGTAGCTCCAATATCGATAAGACCTTGTGCTGTAACACGAAGCTCTATTCGATCTCCTATCGCATACGCTCTCGCTGTTGTACTTTCTTGTGCTCTTGTCACTGTAAGAACGTCTGAACTTCTAGCCGTTACTTTAACAATCTCTAAGTTATTGGAAGAATCAATTAGTGTAGCATAAAAATACTCACTGCCCGTAAGAGATGGGAAACGCGCACCGTGACCACTTGCAACAGTAATGCTTGTAGCACTATTTGTTAGGCTAGCCGCTAATGTAGAGTGACCATTATTTGAGAATTTTACACTCATAATTTATCTCCCTAGTTTACAGTAACAGTCCAAGTGATACCTAGTGTATCAGCCGCCCCTTTATTAATAACTGAAAAAACAGTTCTACATAAAAGAGTTCCGCTTGAACTTGCATTTAATATTCCAGCTTCCGTGACTGCGCCTGTACCTGTTCCTGCTGGGAACGTTGCTACATACGCTACTGCGTTACTTGTTACAGTAGTTGATGTAAGAGCTACTCTACCTGCTTCACTTCCTAGAGCTGTATTACCAGCGGCTGCAGAAGTGCTGCCTGTACCAATAGCCATGTGACTCATAGCTGTAGCACTTGCGTCTTTCATACGCGACGCAATATAAGCTTTTCCTGCTGTAACAACAATGTTTGGTATAACCGTTTCATGTTGATTACCATCAGGTTTAGTAAGTGTGAGTTTTAATTCACCCGTTACTTTGATAGTATCATTTATCATATCTCCATCTCCTTATATTAATAAGCTCCTGCACACAGCGGAGTTTCGTTTAAATAATGTCCACCTAACTCAGGATCTTGTGTATCAGTATACATAAAGTTGACAATTAGTCCAGCGTTTGTTTCATTGCCGTAAGTAATTGTATCACTATTTAATACTGCCATGTTGATTTGTTCTGCAGCCCCAATAACGCCTGTAAAGTTAGTTCTGCCTATACTATCAGTAACTGCATCTGACAGCGGAGCAGTATTTAAAAGACTATCACTATTTCCTATCGTAGCCGTCAAATCAACTATATCATGTCTAACTCTATCTTGGATAAATATCCTGTTGGTGTAAGTAATACCATCTAGGGCTTCTCCAAATAATACACCTTCGTTAAACATTCCTAATTCTTCATTTAGCTGATAGCCAAAATCGGGAGAAGTTACTACTCTAATTCTGCCTGTTCCTATATGATAACCCGGAAGTTTACCAGTTTCTGAACCATCCGATGCAACAACAAAATCAGGGTATAAATAAGTAGATTCACCGAGTATTAGGCTAGTAACTAAATTTTCAGTAACACTTGCCGTGTGAGAAAATACAGGTCTAGGATCAAGAGATATAGATTCTGAAGCAGTAATAGAATGACCAAATGGTTTAGATGGTTCTAATTTAATACCTTCTACTGCACTGAGGCTATCTGTCACACCCGGTAAAGTTATTACTTTAGCAGTAGATTCAGTCATACTAGCAGTATCACTAAACCCTCCGTGTGTAAGGTTTTTAGCTGTAGACTCAGCTATACTAGCTGTATCTGAAGGATTTTTACCTATAGAAAAAAGATTTATTTGTTCTGAAGCTGTAACTGGATCAGGATCTGCGTCAGCATCTGATAAATCAAAATCTACATTAGCACTAAATATTTTAACTTGACTACCTGACATAGTTACATCATCAGTTTTACCTGCTGGTGTAATGTTTTTAGCTGCTAATTCTGTTACTGTAACATCATCTGCTAATACGGTAGTTACATCAAAACGATTAATCTCCTCAGAAATTGTTGGTGTATCTGAAGGATTCTTACCAATATTAAAACTATTAAGTTGCTCACTAGATGAAACAGAATCAGATGGAGATTTGTTAGGTTCTTTAGATATAGACTCAGAAGCTGTTACATCATCGTTATCTGCTAACTCACCTATAGTTAAAGTCTTAGCTGCTAATTCAGTTATTGTAACAGGAGTTGGATCTACATCATCATCACTAGGATCAAAATCAATAGGGTTAGTTACTATTTTAAATAAAGATTCTTGTGCTGTTACATCATCTTCAGGATTAAGATTTATATTTTTAACTTCAGTTTCAGTAACTGTTACATCATCACTTGGGCTTTTATTTGCCTCTTTAGAGATTGATTCAGATACTGATACTGATACAGATGATAACGGACGTGTCTCAATAAGTTCATAGTTGTATGACACCGAAGCGCCGTCGGTAGAATAAACAACATCAATGTAAGAAGCAGAAGCACTATAACTTGCTACGCTAACTGTTACTGAAACAATAGCTGATAGTGTAATGTTAGATACACTAACGTTAGCCATTAGAAATTATCCCGTACTCTAAAATTTAATGTATCGTAAACTGTTTGTATAGTTCCATTGTAACTAATATTAATTTCACCTTCATACTCTCCGGGGTCTACATCAAGTACACCACCAGCGAAATTAAAAAATACTTTACCATCAGCACCAGTAGTAAGTTTACTAGTAGAAATTGTAGATAAAGTTGAAGTGCCACCTTTTAATCTAAACTTAATCGTTACGATAGTAGTAGTAGCAGATAAATCTAAAGCAGCATTAGCTACGTCATCAGTAAGAGTAAGTGTGATTTGTGGTAGTTCATCTCCTTTAACTAATTTTATTGTATCAGCCATAATTTACCTCACCCAAACTTTTGCATCTGTACACGCATAGATGCTTTTGAAGCACCGAGATTAGTTCTAGCTCTACGTTCTGCAGTCTTCATAACAAACTGCTTAGCATGATAAGTAGCTAGCTCTCTATCACTCCATGATCTATCAGGTAAAACTAATAGGTGTTGAAGCGCTCCGTGCATAATTACATTTTCTAATTCATCAAGAACTGTTTTATCCATTTTAGTAGATGTTCTTAATGGTTTAAGACATAATATCATTCTAACATCATATGTCACGGAATTATCCGGAACTGGTGCTAGAGAAAAATGGTCAGGATCCATCTGAGTTACAAACCTAGGTTCTGCTTGTTCGTCAGTAGATTGATTAGGCCATTTAGGATACATATCAAATAATTGTTCTAATGTTACAGGAGTTAACCTGCTTTCATTAACTGTAGCAGTTAATACTGCATGTACTTCAGTTTCATTAGGTGTGTCATACGCATAGTCATGACCACCGGGAACTAACCTTATTTTAGGTTGTTCATACCGATATGCTAATGTTTTTTCACACGCTTCGATTGCTGCATCACGAACATATTGTTCTACAACTGGTGTAGGACAACCCGGTACGCTAGGAGACAATCTGTTTACTATATCTAAATAAGTTCTATCAGCCATTATGTTACATCCTCCTCATCTAATCCGCCTCTCTCAGTATCTGTTACTTCTCTACTTTGAGCGGCTACACCAAGAGACTGTGTAAATGACTGTTGGAATATTTGTGCACGTTTAGAATTAACATGCTCGTTATCAACAGACTCAGTAATAAACACTGTAGCATCAACCACGACTGGAAAATAAGCGTCAGGTAAAAGAGCTACTGTAGTTGTTCCATTATACGTTGGAGGTGTTTGTGCATATTCTCCTATAAGAACTTGGTTAGAAGGAGCTTTTGGATATATAAAAAATTTATTAGCATTCCTTACATGACGCATAAAATTAACAGCAGGGCCTGCTGTATCATTCATCCAAGAAGGGTAAGCTTGATTTAATGACTCTCTATTTGTTTCTGTAATACCGCTGCCACCTTTGACATTGTATATATCAATCAAACGAATAGAATCAGAAGGCATAGATTGCACTACTGTATCTGCAGTAGTAGTGATGTCGCCAATAAAAGCAAAAAGATCAGGACGCAACACAGCAATACGTTTAAGTGCTTGGTTAGCAAATCCTATAAGTACAGTATCAGAATACCTTTGAGGTGTATTAGTATCCTGTACTATCCTTCTTACTTCTGTAACAACATCGTTTAATATCATTTTTTCTTAACCCATGCTTCGTTTTGAGGCGTAGTAGGATCGTCTTTTACATAATGACCTTTATCATTCCTAGCTCGCACCAAACCTTTTGTTGCTTCTTCAGCAAGTTCTTCTGGAGTAGAATCTCCTTCTTCAGGAACTTCTGTTTCCAAATTTACTTTTGCTTTTCTAGCTTTTTTCTTTTTATCTAAAAATTTTTCTGGGAACGCTTGTTCCTCAGTAACTTCTTCTGTTAGTGGATTCTCAGCAAGAATTTCATCCCACTCATAAATCTCACCGTCTTTTGTATTTCTAAGCCATCTAATCATTGTATCCTCCTATACTCGTTTTACTTTCTTAGAACTTTTCTTTGCAGCAGTACGAGAACGTTTTTCAGAAGCTGAAAGTTCTGACGCGGTTTTGGGTGTATCTTTTGATACTCGTTTAGACGGGCGACAATAAGGGTAATCACGTTTCTCTCCTTGTTGTCTGCCGCAAGGCTTTCCTGTTTTTACATCTACCCATTTTTCTTTAAACCAACGTTTTAACTTTGCTCCTTCCTCAGTTTTTCTTACTGCCATTTGTTAACCTCTTTTACCACTTTTTGAGGAACTTGTATTCTTCTTTTTAGAATTTCCCCAATTAGCTGCTCCAACTTTCCTACATTTTGCCAAGGCTCCTGAAGCATAAGCCGAAGGCCAAACTGAATAACGTGCTTTAACTTTATAGTAACACGCGTCTTTTTTTGATTTTGCTTTAGGTGCTGCCATAATAAATTACCACTTTTTACACGACCAATAACGAGCCGTCATTTTAGATGGAGGTCTACTATCACAACCATGTCTCGCCCTAAAATTTTTACGTCTTCCGGGCTGATTCTTTTTGATTGTCATATTAGCATCTCCAAACCTAATTACTTTCTCTTTACCGTTTTGACACGCTTTAACAACAAACTTCTTACCGCCCTGAACTTGACGTTTAGGTTTGTTACAAGCCATTTTAGATTTATCAATCGCCATTATGCTTTAGCCTTTTTTTGTGCCGTAGCACTTAATTCTTTAAAATGAAACAAACGTTTACTAGTTTTACCATGTGTTTTTCCAGAATGTAACTGACCATTAGGCATCTTATGTGTACCACCTTTATGCTCAGTTCCATCACGGAAATAATGTTTCATACCTTTAGCCATAACATCTCCTATAGAGAGGGGGGCCTAAGCCCCCCAATCAATATTATGAACAGTCAACCATGACAGCTGTAAGTTTCATAACTGCTGCATCAGCGGCATTGTTTAGCACAATGTCAATAGTGTCAGCGGCTGTGTAATACTTACCAGCTTCAAAGGCATCAGTTCCAGCGACAGTAAGGTAAGCTGCTGTAGCATTACCATTAACTCCATCCAGATAACCATCTGGATTATCGCCGTCACCAACGTCAACTGTTAGTGTTCCACCCTCAGCAGTAGTAACTTCTAGAGCCACGTTAGTGACCAAAGTTTTTGCTGGGACTCGAATAACTTCAAGAATATCAGCACCTGCTAAAGCAGTCAGACCAGCTGCTGCTCTTTCAGTAGTGATAGTAGCGAAGTTTAGCTCTACAGTTATAGATGATACTTTGTTGATACCTGCAGCAACGTGCGCGGTACCAGTACCAAAATTATAACCAGTTCCATCATTATATGTAGCCATATTTCACCCTCCTTAAAGCGTTACGATGGCGGTTGCCAAAGCTTCTGGCTTAGTAACTTTATAGCCATAAACTTGTAAACCACGGATTATGTTGCCAAAGGTAGTCTCTGATCTAATAGTCTCCATGTTTGTCATCTGAGATGCAAACGTAAAGCCCATTTTATGACCACCGATTACACTAAACTCACCACCCGCAGTTTTCTTTAGGTTGTGAGAAACGTAAACAGTGAAACGATCAATCATACCAAGACGGCCATTTCTCAAAGGAGAAGAACCATCACCAGTAATTGATGCGTCTTTCAGATCAGATTGCTTGATTAGACCAGCCATCTTCGCAGGAATGATTACAAATCTATCCTGTTCAGGTGAGTTAGCCTCATCAAGTACCGTTCCCATGTTGATTAGTAAGTCAATAACATTAGACTTAGTAAGCGCTTCTGGAGTACCGGCTACACCTAGATCGATGTTACCAGAGATTGCTCCCGCTGTTTGTCCTTTGTTACTAGCATGTACGTCAGTCAACATGTCAGTTAGAACCCTTTGATCGATCTTAATCTTCATTCGCTCTGAAGCGTCTTTAGACCATTGATCCATCAATGCGATGTCAGACTGAACTTGGTCAACGTCATCTTCAACACAAGCAAAGTATTCACCTTTGTCGATGACTAGTTGTAGTTTAGCCTTATCAGGGTTTTCTACTGCAAGGGTTTGTCCCTTGACATACGTTTTGATGGTGATTTCTGGTGTAGTACGGATATTAACCGTATCACCCATCTGTCGGATTTCACCTTCGTAATCCGTGTTTGAGATTGCTGACAATACCGTAGCATCGTAGAAATTCTCAATCAGCTTCCCACTCCAGATTTCTGGAATGAAATTGCCGCTATAATCCGGGCGGCCCGGAGATACTGCAAATTTAGCCATTATGACCTCCTTTTAATTAAGCAGTTACGATTCGACCTTCTCGCTGTGCAGCGAAAATGTCCCTTTCCATTCGACCACGTTCTTCATCACGACCCTTGAATAATCCCTTACGAACATCTTCAAAAAACTTTTGGATGTCTGCAGGAGAATAATTCTTAGATTCTTGAGATGCAGGTTTACTAGAACGTCCTCGTCCCGGTGCAACTTGTTTCTCAAGCTGTGAATTAGTATTTGATCGATTCTCACGAGCAGTTTCGGGTACTCCAAATTCCTTTTCCCAAGCCGCAAAGAAACTCGCCACACGTTTTGTATCTAGATTCTTTTGTGCGTCCTCTAAATATGTTTGACGTGAAATACCTGTTAGTGGATCGATAGACAACAACCAAGACTGAAAGTCTGCATTGTTATTAATATCTTGCCAATTAGATACTTCATTGGTAAGTCCAGCCCAAAACGCTTGTTCACTGCTAGCTTGTTGTTGTGCTTGTACTTGTTGTACTTGAGGCACAAATCCTTGTAGCTGTTGAATTGTTTTCTCCAACTGTGCAATCCGCCCATTTGCGGCATTAACTTCTTCACGAGCTGCTCGTCTCATAACATCAATCGAATCACCATACTCTTTCATA